AATCGGCGAAGTTGGTACCATTCGGAGAGCGGAACACCGGCACCCGATCCTCGCGATTAACGTAGGTGACATCACTCAGAACGGTAGCGGTGACACTGGCCTCTGCAGCCGCAGGCAGGGTACCAATTGCACCAGAGCGGTCGATCAGAGCGTTGTTCACATATTCGAATAACTTGAACTGGTCAGACACCAGAAGGACACTGTCGTATCCAATAGATTTGAAGATACCGTGAGCCAGCACAGGCACAAAGGCCACGCTAGACAGCAGGGTTCGAAAGACGGGACTGCGCGAGATGGCGCCGTCAGCAAAGCGTACATTGCAGGCCCTGTCGAATGCGTTTATCGGAAGGTTGAAGGGCTCGACGTCAGTAATGACACCGGTGACCCCGAGTCCGCGTATGGGGAGATTTGGCATAGCTAGCGCAACTCTGCCCAAGCTTTGATGTTTAAGCCGCCGGTCGCTTTGTAGTAATGCCCCGCTGGCACAATAGCTTGTGATGCCCCAGAATCGTTGATGCCTCCATGCCCGCCGAGCGTACCAATGTTTACCCACGACGAGCCATTCGTACTGACCTGCAGATACACCTCTGTGCTGATCGTTGTGGCGACAGACACCATGATGGCTCGACCTGTGGTGTTCTGGTAGCTGCTACCAATGCTACGGCTACCCGTCATATTATACCATTGTTGGCCGTCGCCCACACCAGCGGCGGGGGTAACGGGGGTAGTCCAAGAAACATCGGTACCATCAGAACTTAGAACTTGGCCGCTGGTGCCTGCGCTGAGTACCTGCGTGGTTCCGTCTGCATGACCATAGAGGATCTGCCCACGCGCAAGGGCAGGGGTACCATCGCCCCAAGATATGGTGGTACCATCGGACTTAAGCACTGTGCCTGCAGCCCCTATGGCGACCGCAGAGGCCACGGAGCTAGAGTTGCCCACGACAACGCTGCCCTCGGCTATGGTGCCCATGACAGGCAAAGTTCCGATCAGCGAAGACGAATTAAGCTGGGAGGTCGTGGCGGTGACCCCGTCTAGCACAGACAACTCGGCAGACGTGAGACCCGCAGATATACCATCGAGGACGTTGATTTCGGCAGCGGAGGCTGTGATGGCTCCAGCAAAGGTGGCTGCAGCGTCGAGTGCCGTGTGACTGGCTGTGACTGCGCCTGCGACGTTGGGGAAGGTCGCTTTGACGGCTCCCTTTATCAGACGAAAATGATCATCAGCTTGCGCGAGGCCGTCTGTAGACGCTGGGTTCGCTGCGTTCAAATCGTTGATATACGTTGCGGATTCTAGGGCTCCTGTGGTGAAAAGTGGGGCTCTGCTTAAGAAGGTCTAACAACAACAACAAGGGCGATCCCTTTACCTCACTTTTGAAATTGACATTGATTAAGAGGGTACGGGGGGTCAAATGCAGGCTCATGGGACCCGTGACTGCCGGTGCTGTATCTAAGTAGTTGATATCGTTGGATATGTGCTGCGGGGGATGTGATATCCCTTGCGGATCTGAGGCAATAGACAGACAAACAAAGACATTAGTTCCATTATGTGGAAAACTTGTCTGGCCGAATGCAGATCTTTGTTGGACAAATCGGGACATAAGCAAACTACCTGCTTGCGTGTCCTCGTTGCCTGTATGACCTGCGCGTCATAGCATCTGCGTGTCACTTGTTGCTGTGACTTAGAGCAGACATAGATCGACAGACCACTAGTCCATCAAGGATGTCATCAGCGTGGGAGATCACCGAGATGTCCGAGGTCTAGTTTCTCTCTGTCTACTCATCATCTGGCAGTCAGAGGTGGTCTGTCGATCTATAGCTGCTGTGCTATATCTTTGTGCTCATCACTTAAGGGGTGACGCACGTATACAGTGTTAGCCTATAGCGGTACCCACAATTCTGAGTTGTGTGGTTTTGTGTGTATGTTGACGCTGCGACACTTATGCACTTGATCTTCGTTGTTAGTGTGCATACGTTTATATGTGTCTGCGGATCTAGACAGGTCTAAGGATAGTCGGGGAGGAGTAAGGACTGCCTCATCATTGAGGCCTTCGGTCCACACAGTGGATGCCTGCGCCTCCCCGCGCCTTCACCTGTTGTACAATCTTTGCCACTCTTCATCAGTGATGCCTGTGATGATGAACTCTCGTTCACTCGGGGTGAGGTGGCCCATGACATGTTGGATCGGCGTGCCTGCTTCCCAGTCAACC